ATCCAACTGTTGAGTTGCCATTGTATTGCCATACAGTCACAGCTTCAATAGACTTATTGTTGTTAGTTGAGTATTGATTAGTTGGTGAGTTCCAATAACTAATAGTCTCAAAGTCTTCTCTAGTCACATAGTGATCATAGACTCTCATAGCACCGTTTAACCAGTTTGGTTTACCATCTGTGATCTGTGATGCTAATCTAAATGTAGTCATGTCACTGAATGGCTTACCTTGTTTAGTAACAATACTACAAGGACCTTGATTAGTTAAATCAGGTATAAACTCTGAGTTAGCATAAGGTACTTCGAAGTAGGCTTTAGTACCACCTACTGCTTTTAGTTTATTAGGATATGTAGTTAATCCACCAACAACACCACTAGTTTCATAGCCATATCTNATTTCATACTCTACTGTTTCGTTCGCAGAGTTTAAGAGTTTGTTACCATTGTAACCAATCAGTTCTACAAAGTTAGGTGATGGTGCTACAAAGTTCTGTAACATGTTCTGAATATCAAAGACTGCATTGCCTATTGAGTTAGGAGCTTGACGCACATCGCCGATGACAGCACCGCCTTTAAGTATTTGTAACACATACTTGTTTGGTAATGGTGTTATAGTACCTAGTCCTGCTAAAGTAACTGGGTTTGCACCGTATGCTTGATCGAACGGTACTGATGGTGTTTGTGTTATTGATAATGCCATATTAATTAAATTGTCTTGTTAGTTGTTCTTCTATTCTAGATGTGACCTCTGTCTTAAGATCAGCCATACTAAAGAATTGTTGTGGTTTAAGTCCTCTTTCAGCAATAGACTTTCTGACTGCAAATGGTAAGCTACCACCAATGGTCATAGATCTAAATTTAAATCTATACCCGGCGGGGATACCAAAGAAACCAGCTTCTACACCACGTGCATTGCCTGATTCTGTACCATCTACACCGTAGTTTTGAAACACACCATAGTTTAGCATACTCAGAGTCAGTGAGTCATTCTCAACTGCAAACGAGATGCTTGATCTCAAAGCACCTGTGTCTACTGGTGCATTCCTTTTCAGGTTCTCAGTAATATCAGTACCTATAGTTATTAAGATACTAGACAGATCTGTGGCTTCTTGTCCTAAGCTTTCTAGTCTTGATATGAAATCGTCTACTGTCATTAGTTATATGATTATTGTTACTCCGCTACATTGAGGAGTTATGCTGTTTACTGTAAATGATGCAACACATTCTCCTTGTGGTAATACTTGATTTAAGTTAAAGGTATGTGTGTGATCACCTGTTGCCATTGTCTGAGAACCAGTGTATACTGTACCTTCATCGCCAATTGCAGTACCATTTACTATGTAATCACATATAGCATTAGTAGGTATTGTGAATGCAGCATCTTCGAATAACTGTAAGTCGAAGTTAGAACAACCTTGTAATCTTACTTTAAGATATTGTACTATATCTGGTGTTGCAGTTGGTGTTGGTGCTACTGTAGCTGTTGGTGTTGGTTCTACTGTTGGTGTTGGCGATAGAGTTGGCACTGGTGTTGCAGTAGGATTAAGAGCCTCTTTGTTGATCGGTGCTATACAAGCATTTAAACCTTGAGGTACTTCGATAGTTAAACTAGCTGTCATACCAGCAACTGCATCTTGGAATCTCTCTTTAAATGGTGCATACGTAATGTTAGTTCTGATCACTTCAGGTAAATCTTTGAAGTCATAGTACAATGCAGCTAAGACATCATCAATGTACTGTTGACACTGTGACTGAATAGCCAAGAAGTTATTGTATGGTTGATCTGCTACTTCTCCACGTGCCATGTCCATGATGATCATGTTAAAGTTATATGTCATAGTGGTTAGAGTTCTTGTGTGCTGCGCAGGATTTAAGAACAGATATGGATAATCTGCTTGTACTGCTGAGTCACCGCTAGTGTTCTCAAACCTAGTTTTAAGATCTGATAGATCTCCGTAGCCAAAGTCTACTATCATGTAGTGTGCATTGGCAATTGTCTGTATTCTATTTACGAGTTCTTGATAATTCATTGTGTCTCTTTTGTTGCATTAGTCGGAAGTTCTCTTCCAGTTGTTTCTCTTTCTTATAAGCCATAAAGTTTAAGGCCTTCTTTAATGGTTGATCTGTTATTAGATCAAGTCGTAGTATATCATCTTCAGCTAAGTCAGCGATCACTCTGTACCAACCTTTAGCTATCTTATTAGGATCTGTCTTCTCTAGTCTCTCAGCATCTGTCTCATCCTCATCGTGTTGGTCATTGATACCAAATAAACCAGCGTACTGTCTATATGTGTGTACTCTGAACAAACTGTACTGATCTACGAGCCACATAGCCTCATCAGCCCAATCGGTGCCATCGCTAAGTATATTAACAATGGTCTCTAAGTTCTTCTCAACACCTTGTACCATATAGATGTCTAAGTCTATGAATTCACCAAATAGAATACTATTAAAGTCTCTTACTATATATGAAGATCTCTTATTCATAATCTCTATGGTGAAAGCTATAGCTAGTGTCTGACTCTCTAAAGTAGTTGTCTTTAAGAGTGAGACATCTTCGTTCAGNAGCGTTGCTATTATCTTAGGCCATTGATCAGTATCACTGAAGTCATAGCTTACTAACTGTTTCCACTGTTTGATTGTTAATCTCTCAGGTAATGCATACTTGTGTGTGTCTATAGTTATCTTAACCATACTAATAAATATAAAGGTTTAAAGGTTTGAATTACCATTTGTCTGAGTAGCTCGCGCTGCCACCTTGTGTAACGTAACTACCATAATTCTTATTTTGTAATCTGTTCCAGTTTGCTATACAGAGTGCTATAACAATATCATCATGGAACGGTGGTCGAGCAGCATATTTAACTGATCTTGTTTGTGGATTATAAGTCATCTCAAAGACTTCGAGTTCTCTGTGTAATTCAGGATATAACTCAACAGATGGTATCTTAACAGAGCCTTCATTAAATCCTAGGATTAGGCTTTCTACTATGTCTCTCTTACTTTGATTTGATGTGGTAAATCCATGACTGTCTTGATATCTCTTCTTAATTCCTTCTAAGACTACTGTTCCCATTGAGTTGGTCTCTATCATTAGGGTTGCACGATACCTCTGAGCTAACTGTATTATCTTGGTGCTCATATCTTCCCATTCTTTATGGTTATCTCGGTATATTTCTACGACAGCACCAGTAGAGTCCATTACAACTGCTACAGTGTAGTCACCTGTTTGAGCAAGATCGACACCTATGTAACATTTACCTACTGCTTTAGGAAATCTAGAGAAAGCTGTATGATTAAAGTTTTGAAAGACTTGTGATTCTCCTTCTAAGAATTCTCCTAAATACTCTGCTCTAAAGATGGCATCTGGTAAAGATCTTTTAGCTGCTGCTATTTCTTCTTTGTCTATATAAGGATTATCATATTGTTCCATGCGGACTGATGTATGCGTAGGATAGTTTGAGTCTTGACCTAATTGAAACATCTCATAGAACCAAGATTGACGACCACGAGGTGTAGAGAATAAGACTACCTTTTTACCATGTACTAGAGCAGTTGGTTGGATAGCTCTCTTCCATGCATCTTCTGTTTGGTATGCTGCTTCATCTAAGAACAGATAATCAAATGTATAACCTCTTAAACCATCTTCTCTCTCTGATGATCTGAAATATATTTTGGATCCTGTCTTTAATTTAATCTCATGGTTTGAGAAATTGGTTGCTTCTACTATACCACTATCTTTAATAGCTTCGTATAGATCTTCCATTAGTTTTCTTGCTTGTTGATAGATTGGTGCTATGACGCCGATTTTGCAACCTTTGGTGTTTATCCCATAATAAAGTAATAGATTAACTAAGAGTAATGATTTACCTTGTTGACGCGGAGAAACCACAGTAACATACTTTTCAGTACCGTTTACTATGGCATCTATAACTCTTTGTTGGCCTTTATGTGGTCTAAATCCTAATACTTGCATTAAATGTCTTGAATGTCTGTATCAATTTCCGTACCATCAGTTAACTGGATTCTCTCTGCTGAATCTAATGCAGGTCCAAAATTGAATGTAATCTGTTTAAATAGATCTTGACCATCAGCTCCTGTTACTTCCGTACGTGCTAAGACTGGTACAAATCTTTCTGATAACTTAATGATTAAATCCATTGCTTTAGCTGGATCATCAGCTGCTATTTGATTTAACCATCTAGCCATGTTAGGTAAATTGTTTTCTACTAATAAAGCAAAAGCTTCTTTCATC